CCCGCTATTTCAACGAACCTTCATGGCAACGGCCTTTGATCATGCGAAATACATCTATTCGTCAGGATATATCCCATGGAATATGGGACGGCACTTTCTGAGAAAAGTCAGGCGCTATTTATTTGGCAGCTGGTTTGAAAAGGGTGTTATGGATAGATTTGGTCTTGGAAAGAGATCCGTTAAGAGCACAGTACATTTAATCGAGAACATTTCGACGGATATATTGTTAACCAATCTTAAAGAGATGGAACATTCTCCCTGGATCAATTGGACCAACTGGGTTCCCGCATCAGTGCTAGACAATCCCAAATATTTGGATAAGATCGCAAAACACTCGAAACGCAAGGACAAGGATTTCTATAATGAACTTGGAAAATGGTCGTATGATTGTATAGCCCCCGTTATCGGATTGGGACTTACTATGTATTACTTCCCTTTTTTGTTTCGTCCATGGACAATCTGGGCAACTGGGGTTTGGCTTGCTAGTCATATAGCCGGCCGATCAGTTGACCACAGATTATTGGTCGAAGCATCAAAAAACAGGATCAGGGAAAAAATTCTTGAAGACCACAACCACGCACCTAAATTACTCGCAACTATACGCGAAAACTATACTGCCTCTATTATTGGGGCTAGCATGGCAATTGGAATTTTATACATTGCCATTACTAGTTTGCGATCAATGCGTGCGTTAAAGAGTCAAGGAAACATCGCCCCCACCACCGTCGAGGAAGTAGAAGCGAGAGACCGAGAAGAAAATAAGTGGGTTCCTATAGAAATACCAATTTATGAGGCACCCGCGAAAAGCTCCAACACAACTTTTGAGCACTTGCGGGAGAATGTCAAAGCGAATCTTGTACATATGGAATTCGTTATTGGCACAAATCGTCATTTCTGTGATGCATTCTTCCCCGGGTCGAATGTTGTCTTGATACCCAATCATATGTGGAAACCAGTAATGGAAGCTAAAATGACCTCGGTTAAAGCCAAATTCACCAGGCGTACTAAACGCAATCTTGGAAGCCAATGGATGAGTATTCTTTCACACGCTCACTCAGTGCACATCCCACAGACGGATCTTTCCCTTGTTTACGTACCAAATGCAGGGGATTGGTTAGATCTATCTGAGTACTTGCCGGTGGATCACATTCCCAGGACGCCAGCTCGCATGTACTATCGCGATGCTAATGGTGAACCTAGTGAATACAAGATACCTATGGTAAGTCCTGCATTAGTTGAAGCGCATGGAACCGGAGCATACAATGGTGCAACCTACACACTACCTGTTGAAACATTTAAAGGTCTGTGTATGGCAACGGCCATTAGCGATAATGCGAAACCACAAATTCTCGGTTTCCATCTCGCTGGAGCGACAGACACAACTCGCGGTGGACTTGGCATCTTAACTCAATCGCAATATCGGTTAGCTTGGAAAACTCTCAGTGAATATACTGGGGTACTTCTTTCCAAGAGCTTGACTAAATTCGAAACTGAGCAATTTGACGTTCAATTTTTCACCGGGACTAATGTGCACGAACGCAGTTCATTCCGTTTCTTGACCAAAGATAACGAAACTGGGCCACATTTTCGCCCGTTGGGAACCGTCATTGGAGCATCTTCGCCGCGAACTGAAGTTCGTACCTCTCCTCTGTCCGAGCATATCGCTGAAGTGTGTGGAGTACCGCAAAAATGGGGTCCGCCCAAGTTTAACAAGGGATTTAAATGGACAGCCGCCTTACAGGTGTCATCCCATGCCAGCATCGGTTTTGATGCCGCTGCGGTGATGTACGCTGTCAATTCATACTGGACTCGCTTGACCTCGAATGTATTATTTAAAAAGTATGTCAAGGAAGCCAAGCCATTATCCCAAATTGATACAATTAGCGGTCAGGACGGAGTCAAGTACATCGATGCCATGAAATCTAAGACGGCCATTGGGTTCCCCCTTACGGGACCAAAGTCCAATGTCATGATTGAAG